ATCCGGTTCTGCGGGAAGTAGGGGTCCTTGTAGACCGTGAAGCGGTTGCTCAGGGTACCCACAGCCTCGGCACCGACCGTGAACGGAGTGGCAACTTGGCCGCTTCCGTCGATGGTCAGCTTCGGCTTGTAGGCGACCATTGCCTCGATGATCGTGCAGACGTCAGGCGAGGTCACCAGGAAGTTCGCAGAACCGCGGAGGGTCTTGCGATGGATGGTGTTCGCAACGTCGATGATCGTCTCAGCAAGGGTCTGGTACCACTGCTGCACGTCGCCCGTGAAGGCCGGTCCGATCGAGAGGCTCGTGGCCAGGTTGACAGGCGCACCCGTCAGCTTGTTGACGAACTTGCCAGGAGCGCGGCTCCAGTACAGGTTCGCGCCGTTGGCCTGGGTGACCAGGTCACCGAGGATCTCGCGGTCGATCTCGAGGGCAATCTGCTCCGAGAGGATGCCGGTCAGCTCGACCTCTGCGTCCGTGGAGTGGTACGCGTTGAGGTCCTGTGCCAGCTCGGGGCTCCACTTCGCACGCAGCTTCCTGGTGGTCGCCGTGATGCTGATGGACTCGATCTTGATGTCGATCTCAGGGATCGCGGGCTGCGGGGTCGCACCGAAGTCCGACTCGAAGCTCGGGATCGTGAGGGTCGCACCCACCGAGTCACCCGTCTGGACCGTGTCGCTGATCGCCATGCTCACGGTCGCGGTTCCGGCTGCCGCGGATGGAATCGAACCACCGTTGGTCAGGCGAATGACGACCTGAATGTGATCACCGTTCAGCGGGTCAGGCGTGAAGGTCGTGCCGTCCCAGTTGCCGCGCTTGTTCAACCTGCGAAGGTTGACAACGCCGGTACCGGCCTGGTAGCTCTCGCCCCATGCTGCCTCGTTGGCAGTGGCAGAGACCGCCGTGACAGCGACCTGGTCGACCAGGCTCGGATCACCGTTCGCGATAGCGGACGCAAGGTTCGCAACCGAGAGGTGCATGAAGCAGTAGTCGAGGACGCCGTTCTCGACGTCAACCGAGACCTGCGGGTCAAAGTTGATGAAGCGGCCGTTCGAACCCGAGATGTCCGTCGCGTTCTGGACGGTCGCCGTTGCATTCCAGGCACCGGCGGAACCCGTGAAGGCACCCACCGCGTTGGCAGCAACGGTCACCGCGGTCGAACCGCTGTGGACCTTGGAGTACCCGGAACCGACCAGGTCGTACATGCCACCGGCCGCAAGCGAACCGGATTGCACGCCCTTGCCAGGCGGGTTGTTGTAGATCGACTGACCCCTGGTGTAGGTCTCGTTGGCGGAAGTCGCGCTCAGGCCGACTCCTGCATCGCCACCGACGTTCGAGCCGTAGGTGTAATCGATGTAGAAGATCAGTCCGGACGGCAGGCTCATCGCCTGGATCGAGACCACCTCATTCGCAACCAGGCCACCGAACACGCGGCGGACGATCGGGAATGCGATGTTTGAGAAACCCTGGATCTGACCGGACGACGTCATGTTCGCGCCGCCGGTGGAAAGCGCATTGCTCTCCTTCAGGACCTGTGCAGCCTGGTTCTCAAGGAGCTGCGACATCGTCTCGCGGCGCTTGCCGTCGAGGCCACGAAGCAGGCCTGTGCGGCTCCACTTCTCAACCAGACGAGCACGCTCTGCACCGACGTGGCGTTCCTTGATGCCTTCGGCCAACTGCTCTAGTGTGAAATATTTCATCTTGTTCTCCTGTTCAGAATCGAATCACTTGGTGATACCTGCGAGCTTCGACCACCTGCTGAGCTCTGCGCCCTCAGTGATCTGCTTGCCCGCGCTTCGGGTTGGCCTTGAGCCAGAACCGATGACCCTGCGGCCAGCGGCGCCTTCCCTTAGCGATGTCCTGCCGGTCAGCTTGACCGCGCTCTCATAGACCAACTTGGCCTCACGGGCGGTCCTCACCTTGTCGAGCTGCTCAAGGATCTTCACCTTCTTGCTCGACGGGATCGACTGGACCTGCAGCAGCTTGTTGGCGTACTGCAGCTTCACGTTGTTCAGATTCGCTTCTGACAACTTCTTGGAGAGCAACCTCTCCTTGCCTCTGGAGCCGCTATTCGAGCGTGCCCTTGTAGCCTCATTGAGGCTCCTCTTGATCCTGTTTGCACGGCTGACTGACTCATTGAACTTCCTGAGCTGCACGCCGTATGCCCTTCTGATGGAAGCGAGACGTCGAGAGCTTGCGCCGACCTTCCGGGCCTTTGCGTGTTCACGCTTCAGTTGAGCACCCTTCGACCTCGCGGCCTTTTGTACCCTTCTTTCACGTGACAGACGACGCTTCAGGCCTTCCATCGTGGGCTCTTCGCCTTCCTCGCAACCTTCGCCTTCACCGACAAGGTCGTCCTCGTTGATGTCACTCTCACCCAGAGGTTCGAAACCGCCGGTGGTAACCTCGCCGTCGACCATCGGTTCACCGTCATCAGAGCCGCCGCCAAAGTCATCAAGGACCGCGGCATCATCAGCACCGGCACCGTCAGACGATGGAGGAGGAGCATCGTTCATAGATTGCTCATTGAGCTTCCTCATCTTCTTGATCTCACGTGCCAGCATCCTGGTGTCAATCTCCACGATGGTGTCATCAGGCAGGTTCAGAACGCTTTCGAGATCGAGTTCGTCCTCGTCGCCACCTTCTTCTCCCTCGCCTTCGTCACCGCCGAGGTCACCGAGGTCCAGGTCGCCGCCAAGGTCTTCCTCGCCGCCTTCTTCTCCCTCTTCGCCTTCCTCGTCACCAACATCAAGATCGAGTTCCTCGCCACCCTCTTCGCCTTCTTCGCCTTCGTCCGAAATCAAGTCAACGCCGAGATCATCGACATCGGTCTCATCCGGAAGCCCAGTCAGCTTGACAGTGACCTCTTCCTCGTTCAGCATGTCCCTAAGATTTTTCTTTGCCATCGTTTGCTCCCGGAGCTCGTTCAACTGCTCGAAGTAACCTTCCAGTTTCTCCTCGCAAAGTTTCTTCGTGCCTGAGTCACCCAGTGCCTCTTGCACGTAGTCATACATATTCTCCACACCAGAAATCATCTGAGCGATTTTCTCTTGGAACCCTTGGGAACCCTTGAGCTTACCGCTCGCCTCGGTGAACGTGGAGACCATTTCACCGATTTTCTTAACACTGTGTACAACGTCCTTGGATGAACCCTTCTTGGCAGCGTTTAGTATCGGAGCCAAGACTCCAACAGACTCAGCGCTCAATGCAAACTCGCCGCCGCCTCCGACGGCAGCGGGTTGCGGTTCACCAAACACGGGCGGTTCAACCGCCGCGCCTGCCTCATCCGCCACGAGGGCATCGAGGTCAAGCGTAACCTTACCTTCCTCATCCGGCATCGATACCGCACCGGCAGGCTCCTCAACGTCGGATGCAACCGACGGATCGACAAGATCAGTGAGAAGCTTCTCAGGATCGTCCTCATCGGGTGGAGCCTCACCGAGAAGCTGGTCCTCAATCATCTTGCGGATCCGCGGAGCAACCGCCTCGAGAATTGCGCGTTGAGCGTTTGCCTCGGCAACATCCTTGATCTGCCTGACATCGGCTAGCGCCTCTTCGTAAAGCTTCCTAGACATTCAGAATTCCTTCCACGTCTCTTTCACTAAATATGGCGTTCGAGCGATCAATGAATGTCACTCTCCGGCCTTCCGCACGGAAGAACCAAACGCAGGCGGTGAATCGACCGATTGTGCATCATGGATCGCCGGACCCGTGGTCACCGGATTCATCGTACCTGCGTTCTCCTGGGCACCATCGGTACCCGTAGGAGCAACATAGTTCGGTTTGATGTCAGCGTTGGTCAACGCTGGCTCAGAATCCTGTGGTTGCACGTTCGTGTTGATCTGATCGGTATCAGTGCTTGCAAGGTCGACACCATCCGCAACACCTGGCGACCTGATGTCAGGAACGTACGGCGTGGCAGGATCGCCCGCGCTTTCCCATGCGACCTCGGGAACGTTCGGTGCGTTCTCGTGTCCCTGGAAATCGAGGTGTACCTCACCACCGTTTGCCCACCAGGTGGGATCACCATACTGAACGTCAGGAGCTAGCTTCTCCTTGGCCAAATCAATGACATCTTGAACGTTGTAATCGCCTTGTTCTTGAGGGCCATCAAACAGCGTTGCCAACCGAGCCTTGCGATCCGTTGCCGGAACAGCGTTATAATAGATTGTGTGTTTGCCTGCGGTCATCAGTCACCTCAGATCTTCTGAACGATCGCCTTGGCAGCGCGCTTTCGGTTTTCACGTACCCGACGCAACCTCTTGATGAGCCTGGACTCCTCGATCTTCAGCGCCTTACAGTAATCGATCTTCTTCTCAAGGGTGTCAGCATACTCGTCCGCGTCAACCTCATCGGCATCGCTAGCCGCGGATTCCACGTCCGCCATCTTGCCAAACTTTTCGGCCTCGTCAAGGACGATCCTTTTGAGCATCTCTCGCGTGAGCTTCTTAGTCTTCATGTGCATTCCTCTCCTATGGGCGTGCTATGACTAAATATGCAGCCCAATGAGATTACGCGGTTTTCTTATCGTCTTTAGGTGGCATGAACGCCAACTGTGCCCAGTGACTGTCACCCTCTTCATCACCCGCGTCAGAGTCTGCGCCTGGAAACGCTTCAAGCGGGAGGCCCGTAGGTGCGTGTTGTTCTGCCATCTCTGCCAACATCGGTACGTCCTGTACTGAACCTGGGCCTTCAGCTCCGAGCATGTTCGGCAGCGTCCGGGTCGCGGTATCGGCTAACAGCTGCTGCATCAGTGGATCCCCTTTTGCCTCCTGCATGACCGCCTGTTTGAGCACGTCTGTTGGCTCACGTCCAGGACCAACATCACCGTTCATGTGAAGCCCACTGTACTTCCTTGAAGGCCCATTCGTTGGCTTCTTAGACGCACCGTTCGTCGGCTTCCTTCGAACCGCTTCGGCAAGCACCGGACTGTCTATTCCTTCCATGAGGATCTCAACAAGACATTCCTTGATGATTACCTTAAGCTGCTGACGTGTGGTCTTCATGTTCCTCCAATCACTCAACGCCTGGCCAGAACGAACCGGATAGGTAGAAGTCCTCGCTGGCATCGATCAACGTAAGGTCTGCCGAGATGCTGTACCCTGGTGTACCTGACTTGGCATCAATGTATAGTTCAGCGACCCTGATATCAAACGTGTGAGCCTGGCCTCCTGGTATCACATAGTAGTTAGACCCGGTCACACCCGCAGGCGTGAATCCCACACCGATCTGATCGCCCGCGGTCGTTGATGTGTTGCGAACTGTCAATGACTTCGTGATCTTGTGAAAGATGATACGATCAGGAGCACCCGGCGTCGTGGATGCCGCCGTTAGCACCCATGGCAACCCAGGCATCCTGTAATTCTCTACATGCTGCCATCCAACGGGCAGTGCGTTATTGAGAGGCATCTGGGTTATTCCTTGTCCTTGTATGAGAGAATGTCGTTCAGGATCCTATCGATCCTATCTGATTTGTTGAACGTCTTGCGAAGCTCCTCAGTCGTGATCACCTTACCTTCCGGTAACATGAAAGCGCCAGGCGTCGATGGTTCGCTAACAAAGTCCCAGCAAATCAGCTGAAAGTCATCCTGCACAACGTAGTAATCGCCTTGCTTGGTTGTGGTGCCCACGCCACGTGATGAGATTCCGAGTTTAACACCATCGTTGATCAGTTTACGAAGGATCTCACCCGAAGGTGTTGACAGGATCTGAACCTTACCCCTCACGACATCGCCGTCCATCGTGGCCTCGATCACCTTGTGTGAAGTGTTCTTGAGGTTTACTACGGACGTGTCTGGGTGATCGAGCTCACCAACCGCGCGGCCTTCAAGAATGAACTTCTGATAGTTGCGTACCTCACGCTCGAGGATGTTCCGCGGATAGATCCTACCGTTCTGGTTTAACGTGTCCGCCTTTTGTAGGACGCCGTTGAGGATGACTTTTCCATTGTTCTGCTCAACTGACTCCTGGATCATCTCAGGGGTCACATCAAACACGTTGTACGTGCTGAGCAACCTGAGGTCGTTCTTGTTTGTCATTTTCCTTCCTCCGATTCGAGCTCGGTGAGGAGCTTTGTGTACAACATGAACCTCGTGACAACGTCGTCATCCACCTCAGTCAGGCTTTCTGTTAGCAGCTGTTTCTTTACCTCGTCCATCTTGTTGTTGATGAATTCGTTCTCAGGATTCGTTTCCCTGAACAGATCGATCAACGATACCAGGCTCTCACGTGTCTCTTCAAGCTTGTGACGCATGATCTCAGGGTCTTCCTTTGCTGTTGAAAATGCGTACGCCCTGAGCAACATCTTCTGCTTTGGGTTAAGGACCTCTGAATACTTCTCGTGAAGCTTCTGCATCATCACCTTCATCAGAAGCCTGCTAGTTCCGGCAGATTCCTCGCTGATCACTGTGGTATCTGGCTTTTTCTTCTCGCTCATCAACCACTGCAACACCTGATCCTCGTACCTTGCCATCCTCTCGATGTTGGGTTCACCTGACCGCCACTCGTTCAGCAACATCTGGATCGTGGCCAACATCCGGTATTCAACGACCTGCCTATCGTAGAAGTTTCTGTCCTTCAACCCGTGATTCACGCTGTGTATCAAGCGTGACTTTTCCTTGTCAAGAACACCCGCGTCAAGCCTTCCGACGGCCTGCCTGACTTCTGACATGATCGACGTGGCAAGCGTATCGGACGTCACCGTTGTGTTGAACAACGCGTTGATCAGCTTGAGTTCCTTGTATAGCTCTGTTCCGGGCTTGAAGTGTCGCTTCATGATGTTAAGCGCGACCTTTGAACGATGCTCATCGCCTTCAATCAGCGCCTGAGATATCGTCTGAACCAGGAACTCATACAGCAACCCTGCGTTCCTCTTCTTCTTGTGGACATTTGACATTAGGGGTCAATCCTTTCGTGCGTTACCGCCTCAACACTAAATAGCAATCACAACTCATGGTCATCGCTTTCATCGATGTCATCATCGATATCAAGCCCTTCCTCGATGACATCGAGTTCCAGTGGTGCATTGGTCCTATCGATCTCCTCCTGGACATCTTCGCTTTCCGTTAGCATCCCGCTTGACCCAGGTGGACCACCGTCTCCAAAACCGGGCACGTTCTCTTTCATACGTGTGAGCATTGACACGATGTCAGAGCTGAGGCTTACGTCAACGCTAGATGACAACCCCGCCAGCTCTGCTAACGGGTTTGTTGCAACGGACTTGAGGTAGCTCAGTTCATACGGATCATTCATCGTTTCGTTATCAGGATCCATCTCGGGCTCGTGCGTCATGGACGCACCGTGGTGCCGTCGCCTTGAACGGTTGTACTTGTTCCGCTTGATCTGAGCCGATACCTTAACAGGAGGATCTCCATCGTTATCCTTTATTGGAACCTCACCTTCATCGTCGTCTGCCGACGTGAGAAGCTTCAGTCCCTCTTCATCCTCATCTTCACCGGCCTCGAGCTCTTCGGGCTCTTCCTCTTCCTCACCGCCACCGAGCTCTTCACCGCCACCGAGCTCTTCACCGCCACCAAGTTCTTCCTCGCCGCCGAATTCCTCACCGCCACCAAAGAGATCGCCCCCGCCTCCTCCGAGGCCGCCACCGCCACCGCCGAAGCCACCGCCTCCTCCTTCACCAGAGGCCTCAACCGAGGCGTTGATCTTCGCCTCACGACGGCGTTCATCGTCCAACGTCGCAATCTCTTCCGGCTTGAGCTCGAGGATGTTTCTCCTTAAGAACCCTTGCGTGACAAGGCCTTCAGGTGCGGAACCCGCGATATCAAACTTCGTGCGCCACAGTTCAAGCTTCTGCTGCTGCGCAACGGTTGATGGGTTCGACAGGCGAAGCTCAAAGTTCAAGAGCTCCTCACCATCGTATCCGTGAGCGTACAGGTGAATGATCGCGATCTTGTTCAGTTCGGCGATGATCGTCTTCTGGATCACGTTGATCGACCTGGAAAACCTGATGTCCTCTTGAGCCAGCGTTGCTTTGCTGCTCAACAGTTCATCATATCCGAGGTATGCTCTAGGAATCTTGAGCGCGGCAAAGAGCTTCTTCTGAATGTACTCGACGTCCTCAACGGCAGCGGTGTTCTGGCCACCTGCCAGGGTCTCAATCTTGGTTCCTGTTTCCGCGCCACGGACGGGAATGAAGTAGTCCTCGTCGACAGACAGCGGGTTGTACCTTAGGTCAACACGACCGGATTCCTGATCGACCACCTGAGAGTTACGGAGGTTCTGCTTCTGTTCCTCAACGTACGCCGGAATATCGTCTGCCGGAATGTTTGCCACGTCTATGTAGAACACGCGTCGGTCTGGAGCACGGACAACACGGTACACCAACATCGCGTCCTCGATGAGGATCAGCTGGCGCCAGATCCTTCGCGCAGGTTCAATGATGGACGAACCGTACGGTAAGAACAGGTCATTTCCCAGCAACCTGAAGTGTGTCAGTTCCCAGTTCTCAAGGATCCTGTTTCCGAGAGTGACCCACCTGAAACGTACCGCGAACGGATCATCACGATCGTAGTTTTCCTCACGTTCGATCTCGTTTACCGGAACCGGAAACGCGTTTACCACGCCATACTCAGGACTCACGTCATTGTAGAGAAAGAAATCACCGTACTTGCAGAGGTTCCTCGCCCATGAACGCGCGTTGAACTCCACGTTCAGAACGTTGTAGAAGAGATCCTCAAGGACCTCCTTGATCTTCTCGTTGTCCGAGTACACGTGAAGGATGCGTCCACGCTCATCCTGTGGGCACGTTTCGTCCGCATAGATGTCGAGTGCGGCCGACAATTCAGGAGTGTATTCCATCTCCTGAAAATCCTGATACCGCATCAAACGTTCAGACAGGTTGTACGCGTTGCTCGTGATCGTAGCGTACGTCGGTGACATCGACTTTTGGAACAACAACGTGCCTGACGACTTGGTCTTGTCAGGTACGGCGATCGTCGTGTCAGTTGTCCTGATCTTACGTTGGACGAGCGGACCGCTCTTGAACAGACGTGTGAGTTTCTTGAAAAGCGAGGTTGACTTCTTCTTCTTGGCCATATCTTTTCCGCCTTCCTATTCTGAGGAGAGGCTACCAACGATCGTATTTCAGCCGCTCTTCAAGTATACCGCCTTATAGAACGTCGTCTCCCGTTGTCACGTCTGAACTAGCTGGCTTCATGTGAACCACCTTCTTCGTCTTGTGATTCACCACATAAGATCCAGGTGCGCTAACCATGTTTTCGAGCGTTGACTTGAGCTCATCGAGGCCGGTGACCGACGATAGCATCGCGTCTGTCGCGCCTTCCTGAAATGATTCCACTGCAGCAAGGAGCTTCTGGGCCTTTGACACGACATCCTTTATTGCCGCGTGATCAACGTCCTCATCGAGACGCTCGAGTTCTTCTCTAACGAGCCTGCGAAGCTGTCGTTCACTGATCTTCATGACTCTCTCACCTTCCACGCATCATAAGTATTCATTTCAAGAGCCAAGAGAAGTCATTGATGGCGCCGATTGGAACGCTTTGCTGTCGATCGGGCGAGTTCTTTGGCCTGTAAACGCTGTGAGGATTGCTTCCGATAATCTGAGGGTTGACTAAGGGTTTCACGGATGCAAGGTCACCAGAAATCTCATCTGAGCTTCTGCTACCCTTGCTCGTTGCCTTCAGCATCGCGTATGCCATGTTGCGGGCATCATCGCTTACCTTGTTCCCGCCTTCTATTAGCCATGTCCCGATCGCCATACTCATGATCAGGTCATCGTGGCTATCATTGGCAGCTTGGGCCTTTCCGCCGTTCCAGACGAACGCTTGCATCTCCTCGTAAAACCTGCGTGATTTAGAACGCACAACCTTGTTCCTTATGAGTTCTTCAAGCTTGCCTAAAATCAGCGCACGCGTCTTCTGCTGGGTGCTGAACCCCGGAAGCTCATCATCCTTGAGAGGAATGTACTCAAACGGATCACCACGACACGTTTGGTAGTAGATCCTGGGATATTTGGCACTCTTAAGCCACGAACACGTCATGTACCCAAACGTGTTGTTCTCAGGACACAGCAACGCCGTGTTGTACGTTCGTCCCCACTCATCGAGCATCTCAGCCAGCTTATCAGGTGGGATCTTCCCCATGTATTCTGCGGCTACCGAACAATCATCCGTATCCAACACGTGGAACGTCGAATAGTCACCGCCGTCTCCACGGGCAACGTCCGCCGAAATCACGTACTTCCGCGACGGGACGGGTTCCTCCCATATCCAAACATTGTGATCGAAACCAGCGCGACGGACCGGAGGTTCGATGCTCTCGCGGAGGTACTCAAGGTCCTCCGGTTGCAAGAATGTTTCACCCGAGGAAAGAAAGTCACACAGGTGTTCCTGAGCAATGTCACGGCGGGGCATGCCCCTCGTTTCCTTATCAAACCACGCCTCATCGTGTTCAGGATGTACGTCCCACGGTAGGCGAATCGCATGAAAATCGTTCTGACCGTTTTCGGCGTCAGTCCACAACCTGTAGTACCTGCCGCCCACGCCGTTTGGCGTCGATAGGACGATCGCTGAACCACCCGTCGTTAGCGTAGGCCACAGGCCTGTCCAGATCTCTTCAAAGTCACGAATGAACGCAGCCTCGTCAACGATCAGCAACGACAACGCCTCAGAACGTCCTGCGTCCGGCGACGTTGGGATCGCGGTAATTGACGAACCGTTGTCAAACTCAACCGTTGACTTGCTGCTTCCCGTTATCTTCGGAAGCAACAACCACGGAGGAAGGTTCTCGAGGACGACCTTAACCTTCTTGATGAAGTTCTGGGCGGTCGGGAGCTTCGTGGCTATGACAAGGATCGTCTTTCCCTTGTGGAAAATCGCTTCCCACACGGCATAGGCCGCGGTCACGGTTGACAGGCCAAGCTGCCTGGCCTTTAGGATGATGTTGAACCTGTTCTGCCGAAACGCAGCAACGCAGTCATCCTGAAACGGATGTGTGTCGAACAGTATGATCCCGCGCTGCGGGTGTTGGATCTTCGCGTACGTGTTGAAAAAGTACAGCGGATCCTGGCCACAGGCAACGATCTCGTTTACCTGTTGTCGCTTGGTTAGGGCGGGCATCAGCCCACCTCGAACAGGATCGTCCTCCGGTAGTAAGCGGTACGGTTTGGATTGGAAACCGCCAGGCCGATGACCTCAACGGAATCATCAGACGCCACCTCTTTCACCTTCAGAGCACGACCGGCAAGTTCCTTGTACGTCGACTTGATTGTACCGACAACCTGATTGATCACGCTGCCCGCCTCCGCCTCGTTCTCCTTTTTGACACGCACCAGGTCCCTGTTGGATGCGAACGACACGACTGTCATATACATGACCTTCATCCGTGAATCACCGATCAGGTTCACCTTGACAGACCGCGTTGCGGTCACCGGCGTGGAAGACCTGCCCCACGAGGTGTCGATCGCCTGACCCAAAGCGTTGAAATCGATGTCGGGCGGGTTTTCTGATACTTCCGGGATTGATCCGACCCTGTCGGACGGTACCCAAATCGAGCTGTCTGCCATGATAAATCTCCACCCATAACTATTCCCCCGGGGAGATTTAACCTGACCCTAGGGTGACACGTAGCCTAGGTCTCTCGGCAGCCTTGGCGCTGACCTCATCCACCTGAGGTCTCCATCCGGCGTTCCACCTATCCTTGT